ACATTATTAGCCATAATTTAAAGTGTTTAATTAGTAAATAAAAAGGAAAGAGGGAAGGGCTTTTCAACCGTAATATATTTTATCCCTTTAATGCCCAGTTACGAGATGTATACCATGAGTTACCATGCACATCTCCTGACAATCCAACCTTATAATTGTTTGATTAGTTCTACCACTTCGTCTACTTGCTTTTTATTTCTAGGCATAAATAAAACATAGTGGTGATTGTTATCTTTAAGATGTCTCTTAAATAGTTTCCATCTCAACGGAAAAGACTCATTGGCATAGCCTTTTGTTTCAATGATAAACTTACCATTAGGATCAACAAAATCTGGAGTATAAGTTATAGCCCGTATTTTGCTGCCTTTATTGTATAATTTCTTAGCTGTACCTTCATAGCATGCTTGCGGATACACTAAAGGATCAAAGATTGTAAATGTATGCTCTTCATATTGAACGTCAACTTCAGCTTTTTTTAGTTCTTTATAGCAATAAAGTTCTAAATTAGACTGAAATGTTTTACCATCATAGTCACTTTTCTTAGCATTTTTTACTTTACTACGTCCAGGTTTACTTCTAGCTTTTCTCTTCCAGGCCATAGCTCATCACATTTGTTTGGAGGTACCCTTCCAGTCCTCTATTCTTACTCCATATAAAAGCTTGACCACATCTAAGTGTTCCTACATAACCCTGTGTTTTATGCCAAGCATCGTTAGCACAAATAGATGGTATAAATCTAACTTTAGTTCCCATGTATTCATTAAGCATTTCTTTATGCTTATGTCCACAATGTACTTCCCTAACTTTAGATCTACTCCACATAGCAGGTTGTTCTGTAGCAATTAAGAGTGGCAACTCTTGCGCTTTCTCCTTGTCTCCGTGTGTAAACATGATCATGTTTATACCATACTCATAATACTTACGTGTATCTAGACTATTGTCTATGTTAACGTTCTTATTATTATGATATAAAGCATCTAAAACTTCTCCTACATAGAACATACGCTCAAAATCATGATTACCTTGTATTACAACCACATCTACCGGGGCAAACTGTGTTAAATAATCAATTGCTTTTGTAACTAAATGCCAGTATCCTCTAAAAGATTGACGCCATCGCATACTATCTTGTTGAGGTGTGCCTTTAGTTGTAGCTCTACTCATACCTTCTGAATTTAAACCATCATTACCAACCGGTAATAAAAATCTCTCTATATTTAAACCATCTGCTTTCCTATGTAAATCTACAATAGCCTGCATATAATGTTTCTCTATAGTATCTGAAGGTTCATCAGTAATTTTACCGTAGTGTATATCCGGTAGTGATATTTCATACAGCACAGGATCTTTTGGCTTTGTATATTTAATCTTACTTACTTTAGGGGATCTATTTTTTATATAGTCTAGTAACTCATCTTTAACCTGAGGCTGTTCATGCCACTGGTTGTGTGTTACTATACTGTAACGTTGTTCACCATTAAAGTTTTGCCAAAATTTAACAGACTTTACATCTGCCATTGTTAATCCGTTATCTAATAAATGTTTTGAAAATGCTTGGCTTTCGCTAAGCTCATGGCCATTATCATTATTCATGCGCTCTTGTACCCACTCTTCTGAGTTTACAAGTTTTTTACAATCTTTAATAATAGCTATGTCTACTTCCCATTTATCAGCTAGGAACTGTGCTCCTTTTTTTAAGTATCCTTTTTTAATTCTTAATTTTTCAATAATCTCATCTCGTGTCATTTAGTATAGTTTTAAGTTCAGTGAATCCACATGTCTTACTTACTAGGTCTGATGGATCTTTAGACTGATAGTAATCAGGTATGCAAATGTTGTTAAAACCATATAAGTCACAAATCTTTGTAGCCATACTCTGGCCAGGGTTTGTAACCTTGTCGAAATCATTGTCGTATAAAATATCTATTTGGCTAAATCTTTCTTTTAGCTCACTCACTAGTTTATCTGAAGGTATTTGCATCTCACTCTGTAATGCGATTGCATGACTGCCTGCTGCATATAAACACATAACATCTTTAAGAGATGAAGTAATGATAAGTCTCTCACCTTTATACGGGAGTTGGTTATAGCCTTGTACATCTGTCTTCTTTGTATTGCTTAACCACTTATTTGTTTCTTCATAAGGAGAATAAATTTTATATCGATTCTTGAATCTAAAAGCGTAAGTCACTGATTTACAAACAAATCTAGTACTGTTTACCCAGAAATGACTTATAGGTTCGACACCAAACATAGTTAATATTTTCTTACTAACAAAATATTTGCTCCAAAACTTTGCGTCGTCTCTAGTCCACAGCCTACGCCGCTTCTTAAGTATAACTTCAGGTTTAATATAAGCAGGTGTTTTATTCTGTCTATAAGCCATAAGACCCATAGTAAATTTTATACCAGCTTTTTTAGAACTAAGGTTAAGATTAAAATCAGAATCGATAATGTTTAACGCAGAGTAAAAATCACAACTATATTTGAATCTTACATAATTAAAGCAATCAAATGTGTGATCAGGAGAACCAAAATCCTTATATAGCAACTTACCGTTATACGGTATTATAGAAACTGTAGGTGAATTATCTTGTCGAAGGTCACTCTTAAATTTCTTACCCAATATTTTAAAGTTAGGGCAGTAATACCTAAAAATGTCATACTCAGTAATTTTACCAAGTATGACATCTGTATGTAGGTGATCGTTACTATCTCTACGATCTATAGCCATTAGAAAGGGCTAGCTTCTGCTGGTTCTGGTGTAGTCCAATCTTCATTCTCTTGAATAGTGTCTGGTGTAACTAGACTTACTGTTGAGACATGCTTACCCCACTTGAGGTCTGCATTGAAATCATGGTTCTTGAACTGAGAGTATTCATCATTAAGAGCTTTAACAAACAAGTCATCTCTTTGAGGTTTAACTCTGCCAAAATAACCAGTGTAAATACCTTGATATTTATCATCTTTTACACCGATCAATACTCTAAGTTGATTATTCTTAAGTGCTGTAGCAAGAGTCTTAAGCTCTGTTACATTACCTGTTACAATATCACTCATAGTATCATAAAACACAGATCCACCTGCAGCTACATTAGCCCAAGCTTTTGTAAACTCAATTAGTTCTCTCTCGCCGTCATAAGCTTTTCTTTGTCCATCAGCTTTCCACCAGTCATAAGTTGGTGCATCAGCTGACCATGTAGATTGACCTACATTGTTTAACCATAGAAACTTACCAGTTTGAGATTGTTTAGTACTATTCTTTAGGAATAGGTCTAATTTAAATTTACCATCTTCGTTTGCAAGCCAGAACGTTACTTTGTTCCATGCTTGATCGTTGCTAGTACCTGAATATGCAGGTTCTTGTTTTACATTCACATCTAGTGCATGTAATTCTGCCATTGTAGGGTTAACCGCTACAACATTTACATTTGTTAGGCCTGAGTAGAATTCTCTACCTCCTCCTGATACCTCTTCGGTACTTGCATTACTTTGTATTGCCATATCTATATTTATTTAGTTATTAAAATTCTGTTAATTGATTATCATCTGTAGTTTCTATACTATTTATTGTATTAGTTACAGCATCCATAGCAGCCTGCTCATTTACATCAGTATCTTGTACAGGTACAGGAATACTAGTTTGATTAGAACTTACAGCTGCTACTGTATCATCTACAAAATTAAACGATAGTTTTCTAATTTTCTTAGCTTTCTTACCTTTTAGTGCAGGGTGCATAAACATTTGTTTTACTTCCCAAGTTTCTAAACTGTATTTAGCTTGAATTGCAGTTCTATCGATACCATTTTCTAGATCATTTATAATCTGTGTAGTGGTAATTGTTGCTGGTGTAGCTTGTTTTACAACCTCAGCATTGGTTGGCTCATTTGCGTCTATCATAGTTTTCGTGATTTAATTAGTCTATAAAAATTTGATCCCAAGCTAAAGGCATGGTTGCGCCCTTTAAATGTGCACATCTAGAACCTGCAGTTACATCGTCCATAGAATTAAAAGAAATCATTGTCTCTTCTCCTTCTCTGTATATATAACCAACAGCATCTGCATTAGCACATGTAATTTGTTTTATCTTACCAGTAAGGTCTAAGTCTTTTACTGCAACTTCCTTACCTTGTTTCTCTAGCATCTTATCTTTTAGATGGCCTACTAGTATGACGTGCTCAGCTAGTTTATTAAGCTTATCCATCCATTCTTTGTATGCCATACGTAAATATAAATAACCAGCACCGTTAGGTAAAGACAACACAGACAGATTCTCGTTCTTACTGTCAAAGTTCTTACCCATAGGTGTTTTCTTGTATATTGCTTTAGCATAGCTCTCACACCATTCCTCTAGTTTAGATATAGTGTCAATTGCTACGTATTTATACGGTTTACCTGCTTTTATAATCTCAGTCCCAATCTTCTGCAAGTCTGCAAGACTATTAGCTTTAATTTTTAGTGCATCTACCATATCAGAACCGTCTTCTAGATCTATAATCAAACAGTTATTTAGTAGAGACAGCATTGTAGTCTTACCTATCTTAGGTGGACCATATATTATCATATTCTTAGGCGATTTACGGCTCGCTTTAACCTTTTCTTTTGGTAATTCCATAGTTTCCATATAAATTAGTTTTCATACCACACGCCCCAGATCTTATGTCCGTCTTGTGTAGTGTTTATTAATACTCTTTTTATTACTTTCTTCTCTTTAGTTTCGCTAGCATCCATATATTTAGGATTCTTGCTGTTTAACTTTCTTTTTTTCATTCTTATATTCTTTCTTTAATTGTAAATGTTGACATCTCCGCCTCATACGGGATCATACCTAGCAAGCCATCACGGTTCTTCTCCATGTGCACTGCTAGTAAACCAACAGGATTCTCATTACAGTAATTATCTGTAATCCCATATAAATCATGTGGTCTTTGTAACATCATAACAACATGTGCATCCTGACCAATAGAGTCACCACCAAACAAATCTGTTAGTAGTGGCTGATACTGTGCCTTAGCACGATGTTCTTGTTCTATGTTACGGTTTAATTGAGATAGTAATATGTTTATAGTCCCCATTTTAGCTTGCATCCACATACAACCTTTTGATACTTCATTAAGTTTTTCTAATTCTCGTTCTCTATTACTTAGTATAAGTCTAGAATGATCAAACACATTAACAATAGTATAATCTGGTCTTTTGTTACCTATATCTACATTAGCTTCTTTAATATACTCCATATCTCTAGGAACACTATTAAAATATACAGGATAGTTACCATACTTTAATACCTCTTCTTTAAACTTTAAATATTCTTCTTGTTCTAATTTCTTTTCTACAGATAGTAATTCACCTACCTGTTTATTTGTACCTTTTGAGCCTGCACGCAATATCTGCTGATAGCCGGGCATCTCGAAAGACCAATACAATACAAGTAATTTTTTACCTATATTGTTATCCAATAAATCAAATATCAATTGGTTACTAAACGCTGACTTACCTACACCTGGACGACCTGCAATTACATACATCTTACCCGGTTGTAAACCACCTAGTAAGTTCCTGTTTAATCTTGCCCATTTGGTAGGATAGACCATACGTCTACCATTCATACCGTCAGTTACCTGGTGCAGTGATGCACTGATAGCTTTTCTTATGCTCTTAAATCCCCTATTTTTAAAGGGATCGTGTAATTCTGTTGGTTTTTTGTTTTGTGTCATTTTCATCTAAGTTTTCATACTTTTCCCAAGTATGGTTATTAATCCATGTTTCTAAGTTTTGCATATATGAAAGATTATGTCTTTCTATTGTAAGTTGTACATCTAAACACTTCATTATGTGTTTGTGTTTATATAGCTTATCCCTTACTATCTTTTTATATTTTGCTTTGCTTTTTGCATTAGCCTTAGAATCTGGATCCTTAGCATGTAACACTCTAACACCACGATCAGTACTCATTACTTTCATAGGATACGTGGATATAAGCTCAGCAAACATCTGATCAAAATTAGAAGAAAAAAGGTCTATGAACTCTTGTCTTATAAAATGTTGATCAGGTGTTTCGCCTAGCTTAATATATCCTTCTTCTTGTAACTTTTCTAAATTTGGTTTAAGATTAAGATTGTTTAAATATGTATAACTTTCCTTGTGTATTATATAAAGATATAAATAATCGTCAGCAGACATACCTGTCTGTTCTAACACTTCAAAATCTATATCAACATTCATATGGCAGTAAAGGTTATAAAAAGTTCTGTTATACTAATTTTTAAATCTAAAGCAAATATAATAAATTCTGTTATCATCTACAAATAATTTATATAATTATTGCCAGACAACATTTTTTAGACTCTTTGTAGCTTTCTTGAGCCACTTTTCTTCTTGAGAATCAGCAACATAGATAATTACTATCTTACCAATTTTATCCTCCTGGAAACGTATTAATCGTCCCACACGCTGTATCATAGACAGGGATTTGCTTGTAATACCACATAAAATACCCATATTTGCGTTAGGAACGTCAAAGCCCTGATTAAGAGCTTTTGTAGAAAATAGCACATTTATATCATCATTCTTAAATGATTCTAATGCTAATTCTTTCTGTTTCTTAGTCTTTTTAGAATGATAAGCCATACCACCTGGTATAGAATCACATAATTTATCTGTAAAATCATTTGCACCACCAAATACTAGTATTTTCTTATCTGTATTTGCTGCATATATCTGCTGAAACTTATTTATCTTGTTATCTGCAAAATCTACAATCTGTTTACGTGCTCTAATAAGTCTATAAAACTGCACTGCTGCTTGCATTTGCACTCCACTAGCAGACTTGCTAGCTAGAATTCTCTTTGCTTCATTAAATGCATCAAAGTTACCCAGCTGATATTTCCAATAAACAAACTTATTATTTATCTTCTTATATTCTTCTGCCTCTTCATCTGTAAGCTTAACAGGCACACATGTAATCTCATATGGACTTACAATACCTAGCTTTACACATTTATCTAATGTAATCTTGTATGCTGTTGGCGCTATTTTATCCAGTAGCTCTCTGTACTCAAGCTCTTCCGGTAAGGTTGCAGTCATACATAATAACATGTCAAACTTATTATTCTCAAAAAACTTACGATACTCTGGTGATAAACCTAAATGTATCTCGTCACATACAACTATACTGTAATGTTTATTCTTTAGTTTGTATGCACTTTGATAGCACATAACTTCTACATTCTCATGTGATACCCCCCATTTATCAAACTCTTCTATAAAC